TCCTGCACTAGCTGCGGTAGGAATAATAATTTTATTACTCTTAGTTCCTTGTTTTTTATCTTTCGTATCTATAACAGGGAACAGCAACACACTAGCACCATCAGAATGTGTTGCAGCAGTAGTGCCACCTGCCCCCCTGGCTACAGTCAACGTATTGGAAGAGATACTACTAATAGTCATCTTTTCAGAACCAACCATAATTTGCTGGTCTGCCCTGAGTTCCGTTGCACTGGTTACTGGAACAGATGTTGCAGCAGCATCAGTTATTGCGCCATTCAGGGTGGTTGCAACCAACGTAGATTGTTCATCAAACGCATCAGTACAGGCATGAATTCTAGTGGAACTTACCTTGTCACGGTACTCTATCTTGGAAATCATGGAGATATTGGAAGGAATATCAAACCTTGTCTGTTTCCCGTCACCATGTAATTCGATGTTCTCTATAGGGTCATAGACCCAGCCCGTAGCAAATATAATCGACTGGTTAATAAAGTCATCTATGTCATCAGGATTATACGCACTAGTCCACAACTCGTAGGACTCTGATGCTGTTTGGGTTCCAACTGCTGGCATGAATGTCAGCGTCGTGACATTACTGGTGATAGCAGAGTCAGTAACCCTCCTGGTTAGCGTGTCATTACTGCCACTAGTGAAGCGTATCCATTTACCAATCTGGTTATCAGCTCCTCCAAGGACAATGCTGTTGTCTACAATCGTGTTGTTATCTGCACTACCTGAAGCGGTAGCAGACGAAACATATACCGCACCCAGGGTACGACCAATATGCTGCCTTAACTGTTCACGAGTTCTCCCTTGTATAGCTGGCATGGCACTTCCTCACTACCTTCTCTTAGTTCGTTTAGTGACAGCCTTTAAAGCAATTAAAAAGGCAGGATCACTAAGCTTTTTTAAATCTTTAGGACTCAACTTAGGCTGCTTCTTATTCGCCATGTCTAGTACCTGCGCTTCTTTGGTTGAGTCATTTTCTTGCCGGTCTTAGCAGCTTCTCTACGAGCAGCTGATTTACCAGCTGCAGTGTATGGAAATTTCTTTTTACCTACTTTAGGCATCTTTCTTACCTTTCTGCGTACTTCCATTCCCCTTTTTGAGAACATTGATCTCTTCAATCGCAGCCTCTAAATGCCTTTTAAGTGCAGCATTCTGCACCTTTAGCTTTATAATGGGGTCGCTGTTTATTACATCATTTATATCTTGATCCGTTACACTTAACTCAATATTCATTTCCAATTCCTAATAATAAAGTTTATTGTTTGTGCTTTGTTGTCTCCGCCTCAATGACTTACGGAAATCTTCAATCGCACGGCCCATCTCTTTTCTCTCTGCAAGAGTTGCTGGTCTCTTCCTGTTCTTTTGTTTTTGCTCTATGAGAAAGTTCTCATACCCTTGAGCAGCCATGTCTTCTACATGCGCTTTGCTCATATCAGAAGTTCTTGGAATAAACACAATCTCGCTCTGCTCGACACCGAATTGATCTGTATATTTAAATTCAAATTTACAGATCTCAACGATCTCTCCTGTATCTTCTAATCTACCAGCAGGGGCAGACCCATTATAGGTAGCCCCTGCCGGAGTCCATAAATCGTTAAGCATCTATTTCCTGTTCCCTCGTTCTTATTCCTTAGTACCTGATAGTTAGCAGACACACTTGCTTGTCAGTGTCTACTGATGGGATTCCAATCGCAGTACCTATGGACTGGATGTCATCCTCACCTGAAAGGTCATATAGTTCCGCTCGTCCAGATTCACCAGATGCCTGAGAAATCTGAAGACCATCGCCAACAATTCCAACCGCAGCACCGACAGCAACGCTACCGATACCAGCAGTTTGTATCCAGCCGTAGTAATTGGCTGTCATAGGAATAGTGGTTACGCCTAACGCGCCAGTCTCCATGTTTCCGTCACCGTCAATGATCTTCACTGCTGCGTAGGGATTTACGAATATCCCTGCGAGTGAGGATGTAGTTAATGCGGTGCGAATACCGTCTGGCTCATCAATAGTAAAGACAGCAGTATTGTCAGCAGACGCATCGTGGGCTGGGTGAGACTTAATCCGGTAGACCTCACCTTCACCAGGGCCGTCATTGAATATCAAGTACCCGTCTGCATATTGGTTCAACGTCAAGTCTGTAGTTGGTACTTCAAGACTTACTGTAGTAGAACCAACTGCTGTAGCAGCCGTGACTGGTACATCCATGTCGTGGGCAGCTACTGCAAATGCTGCTGCTGCATCTACGATAAATCCAGCGGTAGTAATAGCAGCAGATCCGTTTCTTGCGTAGTAGAACACCCTGCCATCAGGAGTCTGTGCGCGTGTTCCGAGCTTTTGCTTTTGCTCTTCAGTCTCGACCTTCTCTTGTCCATAACTTAAAAAAATACTATTTGGAAATGCCATTGCAATTCTCCTTATATATCAGGCTCTAAGTCCTGTGAACGCCGTTATTAGTATATCGCTAGGCACGGCCTTCTTTACACCTAACTGGTTTTTGCACCCCTGCGTCTGACTTCATCTTCTTCAGGAGCTTCTTGCGTGACCTCTTTACTCAAAGAAGCTTGTGCCAGGCGTTCATTACACCATTGACACGTACATCCCTGATCGGGAGGCCACGCAAATAATCCTATTTTCGCTTTACTGAGCACATATTCAGGGTTTCCGGGAATTCCTTTCACGGTAGTCCCTACCTCAGCAACTACCAAACCGTCAGTATTGTACTGTGGCTTGTGACGATACAACGTCGTTCTTGGCCCATACTCATCTATATACTTCAGGGAATACCCCAAAGATGCCAGTTCATTTTGTTGCCTGTTACGCTCACCTATGTCTGCCATTTCCTGTTCCTCATACTTTCTTATTAAGCAAATGCTAGATCGCCAATCTCTGCTATGAATGACGCACCACGGCTGTCATCAAGTTCAAACACACCGTAGTCAGAAGTCATAACAACTTCCCAAGCCCTAAGAGAAGCATCCCTCTGACGCTCAGTTCGAGTGTCTACGCTTGAGAGGTAGGCCATAGCGGTCTTGTCTGCAATAACGCCATAGCCTGAGTCTTGTCCACTAATCTTTGCGATGTTCCCGTCTTCAAAGATAGAAACTCCATTGATTGGCCTAAGGCCACTGTAGAAGTTCTTCAACAAGTCAACGCTCCATCCATTAGTCAACTCAGCACTAGACCCATCTGCTGTTGTTGCAGCTCCTTTGGACAATTGTGCTACAGCGTTAGGGTGGTGAACAATGTAAAGTTGATTCCCGAATTTGTTTGCCTTAGCCCTAGAAATAGCAGCATGGACATTGGCTGCATCAAAGGGGAGGTCATCAGCACTAAAAGATGTGCCTCCATTAAGATTAGGCCAGAGAGCTATGACATCATTGTCTTTCTTCCTTGCCATACCATCACCCATCTGTCGGCCAATCATAGAGAACACGTTACTCACCTGCTCCCTAAGGAGTTTGTCAGTAAGGATAACCTTTGCTCCAACTTCTGAAGCAGTAAGGCTAACCGTAGTCATCCCGATGTCTTCCTCGTCAATGATGTCTTGACCATCAACAAGATCACTCATGCTCATCTGGGCTACCTTAGGAACAGTAACCGACTTTGATCCGCTTGGTAATGTAAACGGCTCAAGTAAAGCAAGAGCTGGAGCATTGTGCTCCTCAGTGTATCGCTCCGCAGTAATAATAATCTTTGACGCACTTTCTAAATTGCCAGTTGTGGCTGTTTGTGCCATTTGAAGCCTCCTTTATTAGCTTCCTAGTGTTAGTTTTTTTGCAGCAGCTACTGCTGCTTGTGACCTATCTCCACGAAGATACGCATCGTAAAGACGGTCTTGGTTTGTCGTGACCTCCGCCGATCCCTGACTATTGTCGAAAGTCTGCGGTTCAACACGTTGTTGCCTCAGGCGTGCATTCTCTGCTCTCAGTGCACGTTCTGTTTGCATTCTTTTGGCTTCTCTCTCCATTTGTTCTGGAGTCTCAGCCAATTGAAGCGCCATGAAATCGTTCAGCATTTGTTCATTAGCCAACTTATGCTGCTTCATAAAATGGACTGCAGCTGCTTGTTTCCCTTGGACGTATCCAACCATTTCAGCTGCCTGATCTTGTTCTTTTTTAATTTTCTGTTCGCTCTGAATGTATCTCCTGGCTTCAGTACGAGCTTGCTCAGGCATGTACCCCTGATCATTAAGTTGTCTTTCTAATGTCTGGGCTCTCCTGGTTACCTGTTGTTCCCATTGCCTTTGCACATCAGCTTGTCTGCGTTCTTGTAATTCCCTTACCGCTGTATCATTAACAGGCGGTGCTACAGGCTGTGATGGATTCGGTACAGGATCACTTACAGTCGTTGTCTCTACTACTGTAGGTCCTGCCTCTACTGCAGGAGCATCTTCAGAAGCTCCTTGATCCTGTTGAACCTCACCTGCATCTGCAGGAGTCTCAACCTGAGTCTCTACCTCAGGAATTGCAGGCTCGATAACATCAACGCCTTCTTGCTGATCTTGTGGTTCGGTTGACATAACCATTGTTATTCTCCTTTTCCTTTATACATAGTACACCTATCGGTAAAACATACCATATCTTGTATGTCCATTTATCTTGCTACCATTTCTCTTCCTAGCATTTCCATTTCATATAATGACCCATAGTCAGGACTGTCTATCGGATCACCTCCTGAAAGACCTATTCGCAATGATTCCATAAGATCCTCTGAGCTGTAGTCATCGACTTGGAATGAATACCCTGCTTCAAGCATTGCGTACTCCCATTCCTCAGGAGCATTTTTTATGAACTCTTTTCTTAGCCTCGCTAAAATACCATTACCCCTTGAAACTTGGTTGTATGCGCTATCAATCCTTTCTCCAATTGATCCTCTTTTTTGAGCTTTTTTTTCTTCATACGATAGAGAAAGATAGGTTTTTACTTCCGCAGGTGAAGCTTGAGCATACGATGTCATAAAATTAATTACTGCAGGACTCTTAGGTAAGTCCCAAAATTTAAGCTGTTGACCACCGGCAGTACCTACATAAGCTCCTGCATAACGCTTGGCCTCCAGGTGATTCTGAATAGCTAACGGGAATTCTCTTTCTATAAGCCTTGTGTTCTCAAGAATAAATACCCTATCTTCTTTAGAAAGATTAGCCCAGAATTCTGCATCGACTGCAGAAAGTATTTCAGAATCTTCTTCCCAGTTAAGCTTGTTATCATTATCAGAATCACGGAAAGGATCAAACCTTGTATAGTATTGATGAAGCAGTAATTTTTTGCTTCCTTCTTCTGGGAGTTCCCTTTCCTTATCATTATCGTAAATACCACCTACCATTTTCTTTTCATCAGGATCCCATACCCCATAAACATTTACATAGTACTGGTCAAGAAGCTCATTGAGTTCTTTTCTTGCTTGTGCTGGAACAAAGTTCGGTCCATATCCACGATCAGAAAGATATTTTGTTACCAATGCTTCCATCTTGGGGATAAGTTTTTCAATAAGCTTTGTCTTTTTCGTTTTTGAAACAGCGCTTTCTTGTCCTCTTACCCCACCCTCATATGTTCTCTCAATTAATTCATCATTAAGTTCAGGATTGTTTGTCTTCAGCAAATCTTTCTGGGATGGAGTAAGGTGATCATATTCCGTGGCTGGCTCCCCCATTGCTGGAAGGCCACTAATAGTTGGATCTGTCATCTCGACAACGAAGCCACTTTCTTTTGTTGCCCTATCAAGAAGTACGGGAATAGATGCTGCTCTTACGTTTAATCCAGTTGCTTTAATGATTGTTCCTTTAGTGCCAAGCCGTGATGCGCCAGGCGTAAAAAGACCTTCACCTCCAGGTATCATGTCACCAAAGAGCTCTATTGCACCTTCTCCCATACCAATTGGTGCAAAAGCATCTCTTCCCAATTGAGCAGCTCTTGACGCTATGCCATATGGCCCCTTCTCTGTAATAGGTGCTCCAAAGAAATCTGTTCCCACTATTTGGTTTTGAAGTGCACGAATAGGAACCGACTCTCTTGCCTCAACAAAATCCTTCATCGGGAATTCCCCATCAAGAACTCTGAAAACCGTATCGTACTGACCAACAAGATCCAGAGTAAGTTCTGCATCCCTTCTTCCTCCAAAAGGAAGCCATGAATCAGGGCCACCTATAGTAGGGGCAAAGAATGTAGGGTTGTATCCTATAGGAAGCCAGGAGTGCTGTGTTTTCGACAGTGGAACATATCTACTAGCAGGAAGCGGTTTGCCTGTACTAAAGCCATGGATAATGTTTGCCATAACTCCTAATCCAACATATACCCCTAACCATCGTGTTCCCCAGAAACGCTTGTTGTTCCCCCTCACTGAAGATGCAGCCATTCTCAGCAACCCTTCCGACTCACCAAATGAGAAGAAGACTCTTTGAAGAAAACCACGCATATGTCTTTGCTGTATAACGCTCTGCTCAACAGGGATAACCGAATACACCTTATTAACTTGTCTTGCTGCTTCTGACATAATCTGCCAATCAGTATAGTCAGGATGCTGTCTTATCATTTGAGGAATAATGTTGTTTTTTAAATCGGTTATCATTGATGCAGGATAGACTCCATCATAAAGTCCACGACGCATTGCACTTTCAATAGCGACAAGTACCTGCTTATATTTACGCGGGTTAATCCAGGAATCCTCTTTATATATATCCTTTGCTATATCATCAATCCTGGGGAATATCGTTGGGTCCATCTTACTAAGACCAGCCTCAACCATATTAGAAGGGTTGATATTCGGTCTTTCCTTTACAAGTGGTTCGGTGCTCTGATACCACAGAGCAAGCCTTTTCCTGGCCCCTGGACTGAAATAGGCTCTAACAATTGTTGAAATGTTTTCAGGTATATGCATAAGATGCTTAACCGAATCTACTGGCGCTCCACTAAGCATTGCATCTGCTGCAGCACCCCATGAACCTAAAAAATTCCTGAATGAAAAGTCATATTGCTGAAAGAATGACCCAAAAAGCTTTGCTCTCTTGGTAATATATACCGTAGCGTCTACAGTTTCCCAAAGATCCAGAGTTCTCTCTCTACCAAAGATCTGCGCTCTCAAGATTCTCTTGTCAGGATTCCTGAACAAAGCCTCAA